CTACGATCTGGCCGCGGTCGCCCTCGGGGCGATTGGTGATCAGATCACGCTCGTTTGGCGTGGCGCTCAGTGGATCCTCACGTCGAACGTCGGCGGGACCGAGTCCTAAGCGTAGTCGGGGGCAGGGTGGATGGCCGTAAGGGATCTGGAGTTCTCTCTTCCTCCAGATCCCTGCGGCCCTACGTACTAACCGGAGAACGCGAATGGCCGAGAGTGGACTGAGCATTTCGTACCCTGACCTTCAGGCGGAGGTTGGGCAGTTCCTTGGCGTTGGCCGTACGCCTGGCAATTTTGGCGCTGATGACGACTCTCTGATAGATGCGATCATTCAATCGGGGGTACGACGTGTATATTATCCGCAGGCGGCTAAAGGCATTGAGGAAGGGTACGAATGGTCGTTCTTGCGACCGTCAAGTACACTTTACCTTGGTGCCGATGGGACGGATGGTTCGGTATCCACTACGACCTTCGATTCTGCGACGCACACTGACTGGACTACTTACGGGATCGTTGCTGGTACTGACGAGGTTACTATCTCTGCTGGTACTGGTCCTACGTTGGATGACTATGCCATTTCGCTCGTTACTGCGGGGACGCTGACTCTGTCGTCTGCACCAGGCGATGGGACAAGTTTGACTTTCTTCGTAACGAGGGCGACAGCCAACTACGATCTGCCGGATAGCTTCAATAGGGTAATCGGACTGTTTCATCATGCGGCTGATCAGCATCTGCCGCCTGTCGAGATAGTCACCGAGAGCAGCATTCTTCAGTTTCGGGCGCATGGAGACTACACCGGAGCTCCGAGGTTTGCTGCTGTGCGAGAGAAGTCTTGTACTGGCTCGACGGGGCAGCGCCGAGAGGTTCTGTTCTATCCTCGGCCAGACAAGGCTTACGTCATGACGTATTCGTTCGAGGCGTACAGCGGTGCTTTAACGGACGAACTTCCGTATCCCCTTGGCGGGATGCACATGAGTGAGCTGTACATCGAGAGCTGCCTGGCCGTTGCCGAGCAGCGTGTGACTGAGGAAGCCGGCTTGCATACTCGCCTCTTCGAGGCATTGCTCGCTGATAGAATAGCTCGCGATCGTAAGCGCGGCGGAATGAACTTCGGAAACGTGGGAGACGTCGAGGATCTTGAGGATAGTAGACGAATCTTCAGACGTGGGTACATCGGATCCACGTACGAGATAACTTACAACGGAGAGTCGGTTTAATGCCGAAGTTCAATGAGGCTGCGTTTAGGACTTGGTATTTAAGGTATGCAACAGCACTTGGCCTGAATCCAAATCCAGATGATCCACGTCATTTCTATGATTGGAGGGCTGCTTATGCTGCCGGAGCCAAACCGGATGAGACTGGACATTGGCCATCTAAGTTTAAGCTCGAAGGGCATCCACGCTTGATACTTAATGGTATCGATACAAGAACAGGAAAGGCTGTGACAGTGCCGAAGAAGAAAGAAACGAGGGAGCAAGCTCTCGCTAGACTGAAGCGTGAAGCCGCTGGCTCTACGCTGTATCCGGGTAAAGGGACGTCGGCGAAGCCGACGAAGCCTGCAACCGGGAGGTACGGAGTTCCTCAGACTACCGTCGACGCTGCCGCTGCTCGGCGCGCCGGCTATACCAGTGGACTAACCGGGCTGCAAAAGCTCAATGAAGTCCTCAATCAGAAACCCAATAGTAAAAGGAAGCCGTAACATGTCAGCGTCTGCAGTAACTTTCAGTGCAGCCACTTCGACCTTGCTCATTGCGGCTGATGAGTACCGCGATCATGTGTTGATTCAACTGTACAGCTCTGCCAATCCGGTTTATCTTGGATTTGGTGAGGCTGCCGTTGCATCGACTGGGATCGCGTTGATGTTTCCAGGAGACTGCGTGAAAGTCCGCGGTCCAAAGGCCAGGAAGGCGATCTATGGTATCGACGCAGGCGCAAATGCTGTGGTCGGTATCGAAACCAAGGAAGAGGTCGAGTACGTTTCTGGTCAGTTTGCCGGGCCGTGGCCGGCTTCATAAGCAACACAAGGGGCTAACAAATGCAACAGAGAGTTGGCGATCTTTTCAAGATTCAGCCGCCCGCGTCGAATCGTGGGTTGCTGATGTTGTCCGGTAAGACCGTTCCGACCGATGGCTCGGACGGGTATCAGACCGGGTGTATCTTTCAGCATATCGATGGCAGCGGCGGAAGCGCTCTGTACGTCAATGAGGGTTCGGTAACTTCGTGCGAGTTCAATGCCCTCGCTCCGTTGGGATCCGGGGACGCTCAGCCGATCAGTTTCGCGACAACCACGTCGACGCTGATCAGTAACCAGAATGCTCACACCGGAAAGGTGATCGAGACCGGTACGTACCAGAGCACAGCGAGTGGTGGCGTCACAATCTCGACGACCAACACCAGGCCGGTGTCGTTCCTGTTTGACGATGCTGGTGTCGCCCTTACTGCTGGCGACGACGTGCGGGCTACGCTGTCGCGGGTTCTCTTGACCGTCGACCAGGGCGCAGTGACCGTCAATGCCCTCCGTGGGCAGCTCAAGATGCTTGATCTCGTGGATATGACCGCCGCTGGCGTGTTGTCTGCAGTGACCGGATATGCGGAACTCGCTGGGACTGGCGCTCGTACGATCACCGGTCACTTTGGTGTCCTCCGAGCAGCCCTTGAGGAAGGAGCTTCTGGGACCACGACCATCGCAGCCAGCTCGTACATGTGCGGCCTGGAGTGTACGTTGAACTCCTCGCGGACGTATACCGTGACTGGCGATATGGCCGCTATTGCGATCAACATTTCCGGCGGGACGAGCAAGTGGCCGGTCGGTATTCTAATCGACGGCCCTTCGGTCACAAAGGGTATCCGTGTCGGTAAGTTCGCCGGCAGTGCCGCGACGACCAGTGCCGTCTTGTTTGCTACTGCTCAGGACGTGTACTCGGACGGTCAACTCAGCACCGTCGAGGTTCATGGAGCGAGCAATGCGAACCTGACTTCTGCGTACTCGGCAAAGTGCATTCGTGCTCGACACGTTGTCAACTGCACGACTGCGGCTCATGAGACCTACGGCGACATGGGTCAGTTGGTAGTCAAGGGGACTACGCTCACCCACTTGCACGCTGGTGTGATCGGTACCTTCGAGGGCCACACGAGTGGCGTAGTCTCGAACGGTGCGTACACCTACAGCGTCGCTGCCGTGATGGCTCGCGTCGGCGGTGGCGGTGCCATTACTGCGACCAAGCAGGTCTGCGGTGTGGTCGCCTTCTGGAACGGTGCCGCTCTTGCAAGCGGTTCCTCCAGTGCTTTTGCTGCCGGAGACAATGGTGGCGCTGGTTCGTGGACGAACGTGCTGGCAGTCGAGCGGGCAACGAATTTGCTGTACTTGCCTGCTGCCGGAACCGCTCCGTGTAGTACTCAGACCACTTCGGATTACACCTTCACGAAGACCGTGAAGTTGTCCGTGTTGATTGGTGATGTTCAGTACTACTTGATCGCTGACACCACTGTCTAAGTAACTGTTTTGCCGAGGGGCGGAAGTTGTACGCCGCCCCTCGGTTTTTCCACCCTTTTACAAGGAGAGAGTCATGAAAATCGGTCAAGTCTTTGGTTCCATTCCAACATGGAAGAAGCTGTGCGGCATGAACATGCAGCCCCGTTTGGCGTACAAGATTCACAAGTACGTTCAGAAGGTGGCCGCAGAGCATGACATCGCTGAAGATCAGCGCGTCTCGATAATTCGTGAAATCACGAATACTCCAGAGGGAGACGTGAGGATCGAGCCTAATACTCCAGAGTTCGAGGAGTATGTCAGGAAGTACGCAGAGGTCGCTAACACAGAGATCGAATTAGGATCGATCGATATAACCATGGATCAATTGCTTGACGCAGTAAGTGAGAAGAACGGAGCATTGACCCCGGCAGATCTCACGATACTGGAACCTTTCTTTGAGTCATGAGTATGCCGCAGACTGAACTAACCGTAATCGACATCAGTACGAAGTCGATCACGGTTACCAAGAAGAATGCCCCCACCGGGACCACTCTTGAGATCGCTTTAGGCCCTGATCCTGCGGAGCGCCTTACTGTTGAAGTTCCGGAAGGTAAGGTGTGGGATATCGGCGGGCAAATCCGAATTGCTGAGCGGAACGCCTGATGTTGAATGTGATGACCGGGAGGATAACCTGTGGGTCGAAAGAAGCTTCTGAATGTTGCGTTTCCGCTTGCCGGTGTCAATAGGAAAGCTGCCTACAGGCAGCAGGCTCCGTACACCACTCCTGACGCTCTGAACGTCCGAACGTACGGCGCTATCGAAGACCGAGGTCGAGGGGGCAGTCGACCCGGTCAGCTTCCCCAGGTGATCACGGACTTCGGCGCCGAGTGCAACGGGCTGACCTCGGTGACCTGTGCCTTCGAGGACGACTTCACCGCCTGGTCCGATCTCTTCGACGGATCAGATGTGGAGAGCCACTGGTCCCAAGCATCCTGGGCAACTAACGCACCAGACATTCTGGACCGGGAGTTTCTTACCTCGGTCCCGGCGGACACTGATACCGCCCTGGTGCGGGACGCCCTGACGATCGACACGACTCAGACCTACTACATTGAGGCGATGATCACTCCGTACGAAGGAGCGTACCACGGGAAGTATCAGATCTTCTTACCCAGGATGGGGTCAAGGTGGAGTGGGTGATCACCGGCGCCCTCGGAGCTTACACTGGCTCAATCAAGAAGACGGTCTCCGGGGTGGAGTCAACACTCGCCACATTCACCGAGGCGCTTGAGGGAGATATCGCCTGGCCGGTGTGGCTTGCTGTGAAGGTCGTTGGCGACAACATTACAGTCTACACAGACGCGATTGCAGACGCCTCGAACGTAGCGTGCGGAACGGCTGCTGGGTCGAGGTTGGGAGTAGGGTCGCAATGCACCGTGGCCAGTGGCCGTAACTTGATCAATGCCTTCCGGGTTCAGTACTACTCTACCGGAGAAGTCGCGTCACTGCGAACAGTGTTGGTGGCTTTTGCTGATGGCTATGTGTGGAGGGAGCTACCGTACGGAAGAATGACGGCGGTTGCGTCCAACCTTTCTCTGCGTAGTGACGTTCCACTGCAAGCAGTCCAGTCTGGGCAGAAGCTCTACATCGCAGACTACGGCGAGGTAGGCGCCTCAGGGGACGATGGGACTGTAAGTGGAGCTGACTTAGACGCTGCGTCAGTATCTGATTGGAGTGCCCTCGGGATCAATACGTACGACTACGTTGTCGTTATCAATAACGTGGGCGGAGACACCGTAGCAGGGACGTACCAGATCAGCTCGATTGCGGCAGGCGCCCTGACGTTGACAAGTAGCCCAGGTGATGGAACTTGTTCGTATCGAGTGGAACGTGGCCCGAAAGTGTATGATCCCATAGCGAACACACTCACGTTGTTCACCGCATCTACTGGACAGGTGCCTACGGGCTGCCCGTTGATCTCGAACTATCTTGACAGAATAACACTGTCTGGAGCAGAGATCGCTCCGCATGCCTGGTACATGGCCCGCAAGTCGGACGAGGACGATTGGGATTATTCACAGGAGGACAGCGCAAGAGCGATAGCTGGTGCGAGCAGTGCTGCCGGGATGCCCGGCCAGGCTATCGTCGCGCAGTTGGTACACAGCGATGACTACCTTATCTTCGCTGGCGCCAGCACTCTGTGGAGGATGCGCGGTGATCCAGCGTATGCAGGCACGATAGATCAGGTGTCTCACAAGATCGGCATCGCGTCTCCGACTGCGTACTGCTTCGGACCCTCTGGGGAGTTGGTGTTCTTGTCGAACGATGGAGTGTATGCATTAGGCGCAGGTGGAGACGCAGTGCCGATACAAGTGTCTGGCGACACTCTGCCAAAGGACTTGAAGAACTTCAATAACAACGCGTCCATCGGGATGATGGAGTACGATGTAGAAGGAGGAGGGGTTTGGATCTTCATGACGAGGAGGACGTGGACGTTCGCCGCGTCGTCGACGCAGATCCACTGGTGGCTTGATTGGGGCACGAAGTCGTTCTGGCCTGTCCAGTTTGTGCTGGAGGATCACGAGCCGTTAGAGCCGTTAGTCGTACACTATCTAAACTCTGATGCCGTTGAGAACAATGGTGTGGTTCTCGGCGTGCGGGATGGCCGACTACGTCGTTTCCACCCGCTGGCAGAGTCTGACACAGGGCAGGAGTTCACGAGTTACGTCCGGATCGGGCCCGTGCCGCTCGCGAAGGATAGCCTTACCGGAGCGATAGTGTCAATCGATGCTGAGCTCGCCGAGGACAGCGGGGATGTTACCTGGAAGTTGTACGCTGCCAACACGTTCGAGGGCGCTGCGAAAGCCACATCCACGAACTTCACTGGCACCTGGGAGGCTGGCTTGAACTATCGCACTCACCCCGGAGGCCGAGGCCAAGCCTTCTGTTTGGAGCTCATCGGGACTCCAGGCAGGAAGTGGGCAGTCGAGGCTATCACGGCTATCGTGAGGGAGTCTGGCCCGAGGAGGAAACTGTAGTGCCAGAGGTACGGATTCCGCATATCAAGAGCGACGTGGAGGTACGGCAGGCTTTCCAGCGGATGGCCGAGTATCTCGTTTCGTCTGTTGACGCTCCTCTTCTTTTTTCGTCGGGGTCGCTGAGTATTGACGTCGGGGATTACCCGCCCGGTCAAGCGCTGGTCACTGACAGCGAGACACCCACCGGGTACACTTGGAGCGATGAAGTAGCTGCCGACGGCCACGCCGGATTCCAAGAGGATCTCGGGAGGCTATGGACAGATCTCGGAACTCAGGCAGGACAGTACGGGTTACTGTCAATCGCCTACGCCGGGCGCGGCGTGTGCCTGATCGGCACTTCTGACATCATCGCAGCCAACGGCGGACTGATTCTGCGGTCCACGGATTACGGGGCGACGTTCACAAGCCTCGGCCGCCAGGCGACGCAGACGCACATCCACGCGATCTGTAACCTGGGCGGCGGCATAGTAATCGCTGGCACACAGCCGGGTGGGCTGATTCTTCGGTCGACTAACCATGGCTTGACGTGGTCGAGCCTCGGGCAGGTTCATGCTCCCGACACGATCATTCACAGTCTGTGTCACGTCGGGAATGGGGTGGCCCTGGCTGGGACGAGCGGAGGGCATATCCTGCGGTCCACTGACAAGGGAGCGACATGGGCTAGTGTGCAAGACACGACCTCGGCCGTGATGACGATCACCTACTGCCGGCACGGGATCGTCATTGCAGGGAACAAGCTTGGCCGATTGTGGCGCTCCACTGACAGTGGAGCTACCTGGACGAATCTCGGCCAGCTTACGATGAGTAGCGGGAGTGGCGTCACCTGGGTCAAATCCAGCGCTTACCTTGGAAATGGGATTGCGGTAGTTGGGACGTACACGCCAAGCCATATCTTCCGGTCGACCGATTACGGCGCGACCTGGAGCGACAACGGGGCCCTGGGGACCACTGAGTATCTGTCGGCGCTGGAGAACCTTGGCAACGGCTACGCTCTCGCCGGGATTGACAGCGCTATCGGCACGCCGTACGCGATCTACCGGACAGCAGACTACGGCAAGACCTGGACCACGGTACTGACATCGGTACGGATCAACGCGATCTGTAACACAGGGGAAGGGGTTGTACTTGCAAGTGAGACTGGCCCTAGTGGCGCACAGCTCCAGCGCTCGGTGGCATTTGAGAGCTTCGGTCCATTAGACTATCGGTACTTCGCCGAGAGTGAGTTTCTCAACGTGAGTGCCGGAGCAGCCGATGCAGGGAAGCCTGTTATTCTGGATGCTGACGGCAAGATCGATGATTCCATGATCGATGATGGAGACGTGGATCATGGATCATTGGCTGGCCTAACCGACGATGATCATGCTTTGTACAGCTTGGTCGCTGGGACGAGGGCGTTCACTGGGACAGTCGGTGGCATTGATCCCGTGGCAAGCACTGATTTGGCGACGAAGAACTACGTCGACACTGCCATTCAAGAAGTAGTGTATGTCCCAGATACCGTGACATTGAACGAGGGAAGTCTGGACGCCGGCGATGTAGATAGTGTCGGTACACTATCAGACGGCGACACGTACGACGTCAGCGAGACAGCGACTACTCCTGGCATCGACATTGAGTGGGACTTTTCCAGTGTTGATTCCTTCAGTCGGGTGTGGATTCATGTCAAATATCTGCCGGGTTCTCACACGCTTGAGATCAACCTTTGGAACTACGACACTGAAGCGTACGATACCATCGGTACGTTTTCGTCGACTGGGGATTACACCTTCTTGGAGTATCCAGTAGATGACACCAACTACATCGATGGCAGTGGCAACGTCAAGTTGCAGATCAATCATCCCGACACCGGGAATCCTTCTCACGACTTGTCCGTTGATTATGTCGCCGTCGCTAAGGCTGGGTTCGGGTCGTCGAACGATCACGGTGCGCTGGACGGACTGTCCGATGATGATCACGCGCAGTATCACAACGACACTAGGGGAGATGCCAGGTACTATACTGAAACCGAGCTGGACGCAGGGCAGCTAGATAATCGCTACTTCACTGAGGCTGAGCACATTGATACGAGCGCCGGAGCTGCAGATGCCGGCAAGCCTATCAAGCTCGATGCTGATGGCGAGATCGCAGCGAACATGCTCGGGAAGGCAGCCGCAGGTTCTGATCACGGTGCGCTCGCTGGACTCGGTGACGACGACCACACGCAGTACCTGCTGGCTGACGGGAGTAGGAACCTCACTGGAAACCTTGG